CTTCTTGTTTCTACAAATATGCAATCTCTTGTCATGTCTAACTTCTATATGAAGTCTAGCTTTGCAAAAGATATTCCTGCTATTGCTTATATGTCTCTTATTCAGAATGATGAGATTATTGTAAGGGAAAGATTTGCTCCTACATGGGCGGCAGCAAGTGATGAAGATCCTGCTGGTAAAGATTTCCCTAATACAAATGCTGCTACACAGATCGTATTGAATTCTTTATTTCATATTACTAAAGGTGATATGACTAATCCAGAAGCAGCTACCGTAGAGAATACTTTAGTAATGCTTGAGAAACTTAAGCAGCTAAACTCCTATGCTCAACTGCCACCGAAAGTAAAATTAGAATTAGACAGGAGAGCTAATACTCTCTATAGCGTATTTGAAGATAATAAAGAAGTATTACGAGTCCTTAGAAAATATGTTGATGAAAATAAAAAAGAAGGTAGCGGTTTTGTCTCTGCGTTCTTTGGTACTACTGAAGAGGAAAAATAATGGCTGATGTTATCATCCCACAAGAACAAGTAACTCCAGATAATCTGCTATCTCTTATTGATAGTCAGGCAGCAGAACTACAGATACCAGCAGATGTTAATGAAGATTCTTCTGTAGTTATGGACTCTCTTGAAGCTAATCAACTTATGGAGGATAATGCTTTAATTACAGGAGAAGAATTACCTGACCCTTCTCAGGTAGCAGTTGATGTTGGTCAAGCACAACAGGGTCTTAATATTAGAGATAAGTATGCTTCTATCTTTGCAGAAGAAGATCAGCTTATGAAATCTCTTCGGGTAGAAGCGGCTATGGGTGATCTTACTACTTCTGTAGAAGAGAAACTTACTCTCTTAAGAAATATTCGTAACCTTCCACAGTCTGATACTTTCTTTGAGGATTATGATACTGGTATTTATTCTCTTCATGAAAGGAATATTAATAAACAACTTATTCCCCAGCTACAGAAATTAACTGTAGAAGAAGATGCTGAGATTTGGGCTCAGATGGAATGGGAAGGCCGTATGGTTTCGGCTATTAAATTCGAGCAGCAAGGTTCTCTTGGTCCTACAAGAGTCTCTTGGTTTCAAACAGAGAAATTTAAACGAGCCCATCCAGCAGCTAAGTATGTTGCAGCAAAAGAACAAGAATATGCTGGTACTTCTTTCATTGGATTATTTACCGAAGAAAAAGATAAACAAGCATACTCTGAAGTTTGGCTTGATGAGTTTATGTATCAGACTATGATGCTTCCTGAGTTTATTCATGGTTTATTTGATGAAGAAACTAAAGAAGAGATGGAATCTTTTCGTGCATTGATTGATGAGAAGAAGAAGAGAGGAGGTTTTGCTACAGAACTTGCCTCTAATTCTGCTGAAACATTTAGTTTATTTGTAGATCCTTTTACGGATGGTGGTGCTATTGTTGCTACTGGGGCAATTAAGGCACTCAGACTTATGAAATCTGCTAAGAAAATGAGTAAGATCATTGGCCCTGCTACTACTATGGCCATGACCAGAGCTTCACATGATAGTCTAGTTGGATATTTAAAGAAACTTAAAACTCTTGATGCGGATAAATATGAGAAGTTAGTTGTTCTTAGTAAATCAGATGATCGTATTGCTAATAAATTATCTGCTGCATTTATAGATGTAATAGCTGATAAACCTACCGATGATATTCTTCGTCTTCAAGAATCTGCCGCAGCTACTATGGCAGTTAATGCCGGAGTATCAGGTGATAGGATGGCGACAGATAATATTACCGAAGCTGTTCTTGCCGTTAATGTTCCTCAAGTAGAGGGTATAGAGGCAATCAAGAAATCTATTGATGCCGATGAAGTTATTACTATCACTATGATTCCAGATCTTCCTACTTCGGGAGTAGTTAATCCTACAGGTGAGTTTGGTAGGCAGATGGAGAATGTAAAGAAGATTAGTGATACGGCAGCAGTACAAATAGAGAACCGAATGATGCAAGTTCCTGTTACGGAATTTGTTGAGGGTATGTCCCATCAGAAGATTTATAATCGTACTCTTTCTGCTGGTCCTGATGCTACTGGTTGGGCAGGAAAATCTGGTAGTAGACTTCTTGGTTTTACTTTTAATCCAAGAGCTATGTTTAAAGGAGTAGCAAAAGAAGATTTAGTTATTAAGCCTCTTCTGAATATCAAAGAAGAACAGAGACTACGCAGAGCTTTTGGTAAAAGTCTAACTAAGATCTTTGGTAATGTAAAAGGAAATGATGCTAAACTTTTAGAACATGTTATCCAAGAAGCAAATGATTGGGGATTTCATTGGAATACTGTTCCTGGTGGATTCCAACGTCCAGGTGATCCTGATAGTTTTATTGCAGCATCAACTAAAGTTATTGATTCTTTTACTGCATACCGAAGAGTTCACGATGATGCTGGTCGTATTCTGAATGATTCAATGCGTATTCAGATGCGGGACAAAGGCTATAAGTATTTTACTGAGTCTGAAGAGATTGCCTTTCCTGTACATATTCGTGATCCTGAGAAACCCTTGCTAGATATTGATGGGAATGCTATTTCTTGGGGAGATGAGAATGTAAAGGCAGGAGATAGTATTTGGTATTTCTCTAAGAAGGGAGAACGTGGTGGTGCAGGAGAACATATTGTCCTTACTAAAGAACAAGTAGAGACTTCTCTTCATAATATTCCTGATACATATAATCCTCTTAATTCTGTTGAGGGTGACTATATGCACGTTAAGTACACTGATGATTTTATTATCACGGAAGTGCAACTTGATGATGCAGGAAATATCATAGGAGCAAAGAAAGTTGCAACAGCAAGGACTAATGTAGAGGCAGCAAAGTTTACTACAAAGTTTGCTAATCCAGAAAAGAATATTTTCTATATTGCCGATAGAATTGATGGTCCTACTACAGATGTAATTACATCTGCTGATATGTTTGATAATCAGTTTCGGATGACTGATCCTCAATTCAATCAATTTCTCAAGGCTCTCGAAGAGGGAGGAAAGCCTCAAGAATTTATCCAAGCACTTAAAGATTCTCGTAGGAGATATGGGTATAAAGCACAACCATATATGAAGCAACGTGGTAAACGTCTTATCTCTGCTAAAACTGCTGCTATTGAAGAAGAAATATTGATTGGTGAGCAAGCTCCTATTCTCCAATCTGCTGAAGCTGCTGCATATTACATGGCTAAAGTATCTCGATATACAGCTAATGCTCCTTATAATGATAAGATGCTTAAGACTTTCTTAGACTCTTATGGTAGATTCTTAATTGATCCTGATGATGCTTTCTCTCCTATTAAATCTGTAAGAGAAGTGGGCTTTAAACAACATCAAGAGATTGCTGCTTATCAGAGACAGATGAGAAATATTGTTAATCGTCCTGCTAAGATTGATGAGCTACTTAATGCAGCAAGGCAAGCTGCTGTTGATAAAGTTGAGCTAGTAGATAATAAGTATGTCTCTACCGTAGGTAGAGCATTGGAGAAGATAATCCCTACTACTCGTACTGCTGGTATGGCTGTTAAAGGATTAACTCGACAAGCTCTCATGGGAGTTGGTGCAGTAATCCAAGCACCTCTCCAGTTTTCTACATCGTATATTAACTCAATGCTGATTAGTTCTGGTGGTGCTCTTGTACGAGGAGATCTTAAACAAGCACTCAATGTTGCCGCTAAAACACAAACTGATTTTGTTGAAGTATTACTTCCAATCGCAACTAAGGGAGAACGTAAACTTACTAAAGCTGGAAAAGAAACAAATGATCTAATTATCCGATCTGGTATCTTGGATGGTATTGATCTTGAAGCATTCGGTAGTAACTTACAAGATCCAAGGAATATTCATTCAATCTCTACAGGAACATTGCAAAAGATTGGTAATGCTGTTTCTGGTTGGGCATTATGGGGAGAGAAGGGTGGTCAGATCTTTGGATGGTTAGCTGCAAGGCGTGAGATTGAAAGTATGATTAAGGCTGGTAAACATCCAGTACTTACTATGGCAGATTTAACCAAGAAAACAGATGATTTTGTAGATACAATTACAGCTCGTGGCGCATTATTATCTCATAATATGTCAAGAGCTAATCGTCCTGGTATGGCGACAGGAGATATCCTTTCAACAGTTACTATGTTTAAGCGATTTGGTTTTGACCAAGCCGGCTTGATGTTTAACCTTGGTAAAGAATTAAAGAAGAGTGAAGTATTTGCTATATGGGCTGGTACAATTGGTGCCTTTGGATTACGTGGTGTTCCTGGATATACTGATGCCTCAGTATTAGCAGAGAAGATTGAGAATCTTTTCTCTGAAGTACCAGATGCAGATGGTAAGTGGCTATATGAAGTTCCTCTTGCTGCTACTAAGACAGTAGTAGATGCTGCTAATAGACTTGGACTTCCTGCACCGGAAGCTAGAGATTTATTCCTTGCCTTACAACAGGGACTTCCTTCTGCTCTCACAGATGGGCAGATTGCATTGGCTCCTCGTATGGCTGTAGATGGTTTGTTTACGTCCTTTACTCAAGGAGCATCTTGGGATGAGAACATGCTTGGTGCTTCTTATTCGGTAACAAAGAAAGTACTTAAACAAAGTAAATTAACTGCAAGAATTATGTTCGAGGCAATTGAGGAATATGGTGTAACAAGTATTCCAGGTGAGACACTAGGTGCGGCTGGTCGTGAAGCAATCAAGCCATTTGTAGGTGTAGAAAAGATTAGACAAGCAGTTAAAGCCTATGCAACAGGAGTGATTCGTTCTAGTACTGGACAGATATTAAAAGACAATGCTACTTTTGAAGATGTGCTTGTACTTTCTCTTGGAGATACTCCTGGTGATATCAGGATGATTCAGGAATATCGCTCAATGATGTTCCGAAGAAAAGCTACAATGCGGAGTTGGTTGAAATCTGTTGCTAAACAAGCAGCTTCTCTTGGAGTAGAAAGTCCAGATACTGCTGATCTGTTTATTGATAATATCCAAGCACAGCTTGAGAAAGCTGGCTATGCTCGTGTTGGTATTATATTTCAACAACAGGCAATCAGAGAGAAGATGAAGTTAGAAATGCCAGTAGACCAGAAAGTCTTATTCGATAGTATTATAGATCCATTGGTGGATGAGCAGATGCAGGAAATCTTAGGTCTTATCCAACGTAAGTAAACTATTTAAGGAGAAATACACTCATGCCGAAAGTTAAAGTTAAGAAAGTAGTAATGGCCCCTCGACCTCCTCGTAAACCTAAGATTAAGAAGGAAAAGAAAGAAGAAAAGGTAGCAATGGCTCCCCGTCCTCCTCGGAAGGGTAAGATTAAAGTAAAGAAAAAAGTAACCAAGAAAGTGTAATATGCCAACTTCAATTCCTGATTTAGCATGGTATGTATCTACTGGTGCGGTAGTTATTCTTATGACTGTAATTGCTGCACTTCTTGGATGGGGATTTAAACTCTTTATCTCTAAACTAGATACTCTTATTGACAGACTTGACCTGTGGGTAATTAAGGTAGCCCATATAGAGGAGAAATTAAATAACCATATTACTTCGGATGATGCTAGACATAATGTTTTAGTTGATCAAATCTCTAAACTTAGTATGTGGGGGAAGATAGATAATGGCCATAAAAAGTAAACGTCCAAAAGCCCCAAAGAACTCTAAAATTAAAACAGTAATGGGAGAATTTAAAAGGAAAACTTTAAAAACCGGTGCTGGTAAGAAAGTAACTAGTCGTAAACAAGCTATTGCTATCTCTATCAGTGAAGCAAGAGCTGCTAAGAAAAAGAGAGGTAAAAAGTAATGGCAGATAAACCAACACTGAATGACTTTGCAGGAAGTGCTAGGCTTGATGTTACAAAGTTGAATGCTAATAACACAACTATTGAAGATGCTATTGAGAATGGCCTTGGTCGTGGTGGTACAGGTGAATCTAATAATAGTATGGCTGGTGTGCTGGATATGGATCTTAATAAGATTCAGAATTTGGGCCTACCTGTTGCCGAAAAAGATGCTGTACGACTTATTGATCTTAGTGATAGTGATGCTACTGGTGCAGCTAGTGCTGAACTACGACTTGATTTAATTTCTGAAAGCAACGGCTATGGTGTTGATCTTATCGGTAATGCTACAAGACGAGTCGATACATATACAGAATTAAAAGCACTAACTTCACATGATAATAATGATCTTATTATTTTAGGTGGGCGAAGTTCTGTAGGAGATGGGGGAGATGGAGTTTTTTATTGGGACTCTTCTGATCTTTCTACCGAGGTAACAGCAGATACACAATCCGGTATTTATGTAGCTCCCTCTTCTGATACAACTGGTGCATCTGGGTCTTGGGTACGACAATACAGGGGTGCTGTTGACGTTAAGTGGTTTGGTGCAGTTGGTGATGGGGTTGCCAATGATACAGTTTCTATCAATGCCGCATTAGCATCTACATATAATAATCTTCAGCAAGTATACGCAACGGCTGGAACTTATCTATACGAGGGTGGTGGGTTACTTGGCAACGGTAATATCTTATTTGGTGATGGAAGAAATGCAACTATATTAAAATCAGCACTGGCAACGCCAACCGGAGGCTACCTTATTAAAGCGCTTGGCTATGGCTCTGGTGTAAGGTCAATTAATTTTTCTGCCAATGTATCACAAACTGGTGGGTCTTATGTGGTATTGGCAGGCCCAGAAAGTTTTATAGACGATTTCTTTATGGATGGAGATTTTAACGGAATTCTCATGGTGGGCAGTGTATCAAGAATCCGTCACGGTAGGTTCCAAGATGGAGCTTCTGGTGCAACACGAATCAGAGCCGAGGGTGGTGATAACTCTCAGATGATTGATGATGTTTTAATGGGAGCACAATCTCCTCAAATTTCTTTTGCAGGAATACGAGTAAGAAATAGTTCTGCACTGATGATAAGTAATACCTCAGTTATCCAGCAGGGACACGCCTTATTGATAGACCCGGACACGGAGACTGGAAGCTCAAACACCGCAGATGGAAGTGTCTTTAGCCTATATGTGAATAATTGTTTTTTCGATAATAGCAGTGGTAATGGTATAAGAATATCACCAACGGGTACTGGGTCGGTTATCAGATGTAGATTCTCAGATGTGTGGGCCTCAAGTTCTTCCTCCGACGGTGTTCTTATAAATAACGTAGGATCTGGGACTGTCTCTGGCATCCATTTTGAGTCCCTTCATTCTGTCCTTAATACGAGTTCAGGTGTTTCGGTAACTGGGACGGTTACTGATTTACGTTTTGATGGGGGGGAATTCTGCCAAAATGCTTTCGGACTTTATATTAACTCAGGTACAACGAATCTTACGATAACAAATGCCACTGTTGGTACCGGAGCAGGGTTGCTTGGAAATACAAACAATGGGATTGTTATATCTAGTGGATGTGACCACTACATGATAACAGATAACTATTTGGCTGGGAACGGGGCATCGCTATCGCTCGTTGCAACAGCAAATAGAGTAGTTAAAAATAATATCGGTGTATTAAGCCAGCCAGATACGACAACAGGCAACAGTTTTATTGCAAACGGAAACACATCCGTAGTTGTGGCACATAACCTTGGAGTTGATCCAGGTTCGACAGGGGTTATTATTTGGCCCAACACAGGCCACGGCTCAAATCCAGTTTATGTAGACACCTCCGCAATGACCACAACGACTTTTACTGTGCGCTGTGCCTCCGCAGCATCAGGAGATTTATATTTTGGATGGAGAGCTTTTATAAACAATTTATAATTTAGTATTGTGACTCTACACAGGAGTGTGTGTTAAAATAATGAAACCCTATAAAAATCTCAAAGAGATTATCTACTATTCAAAGAGATATCGTAATAAAACTATCACTGTTCCTTATGGCTTCTGGTCTGATGGAGCTACCGGAGCTAGGGATATTAAAGGACCACATCCTGTAGAAGTTGGCCCTGATCTTCTTCATAAATCTAGGGCTTGGCTTGTCCATGATAAACTATGTAATTGTGGAAAGTGGGATGATGGAATCTCTTGTACCAACTGGCAAGCATCTATGGTGTTGCATGACATCCTAGCCGAAGAAGGAAGATGGTTCAGGGCAAGGTCTTGGTTCATTGGGACTTGGTTATTTGGTGGTGGCAAGGCAAGAGGTAATGGTATGTGGTGATTAAAGAAAATCCCCCTTCCAAATTAATGGTTGGGGGCTTTCTTATTATTAACGTGGCCACTCAACATCTTGTCCAGTGTCAATGCAATATCCAATTTCTCCACATGCTCCGCATTCTATATCCCGCAACCATAAGTCATAGTGAGCGACAGAGAGGGATCTACTTAAGCATTTAATACAGATTATTTCCCTGACAGTATGAGGTGCATTACTTTCAATATCAATTATGTCTGCCATATTTTCTCCAGATTATTAAATACAATATTTCTCGTATGCCTTCATTGCCTTCTCTATAGTTCCTTTCCCCAATGGTGTGTTGAAATATTGTTTCCAATAACTAGCCATTCCTTCCACATCACCTGCCTTTGGAAGTGGCTTTGGTACACGGAGATAGTGAATCCTTGCCATTATGATCTGATAGCCGAGATTAAATTCCATTTCTTCTATTTCAAATGTCCCTCCTGACGGAAATAATCCTGATATTTTTTTACAGAATTCAGGTCTGTATGATAGATAATTTTCCCATATATCCGATTCTGTTGCTGGCTCAACTTGAAAAATACCCAGTGCTGGCCCACCTCCTACTTGCCTGATATATTGTCCAAGATTACTTTCGGCAGCTGCTGTTAACAGGAGAAGCTCAACAGCATCATGGCTATAAAGGTCAACTTCCTTCAATACTCTTGTGATTAAATCTCGTAGCTGATGTTTATCCATTATCTTCTCCTTCCCATTCCATTTCTTCTGAGTTTTCTTCACTCCACTTTTGTAGTTTGTAATCTTCATAAGTTTCTTGGAGTCTGTTTCCAAGGACAATACTGAGGATGAGAAAATAACATCCTTTCGTTACAGTAAGGACTCCCAAGGGAATCACATCCAGTGAAAAAATAATAAGCAACATTGTAAGCATCGTCTTTGGAACAAGATACTTTGGTGAGCCAACTACCAATACTATTCTTTCTTTCATGATATTATCCCTTGTGATAGAACCTCAAACCAGATTCATCTTGCCTTGCCTCACTGAAAGTTTCAATCTCTTTCAGAAATCCAATTACTCTAGTAGCATGGTTGACATTCAAACTACCACACTGAGTACATTTAAGTACTGTATTCTTATTGATGTATTCACAATCTTTTTCTTTACATAGGGTGATAAGGGTATTGGTTCCAAGATAATTACATCCTGTCTTAGCCATAAGGATTAGCAGTTGCATGTACCCTTCGGAAGTAAGATATCGTTCCAAGTTAAGGTGCAATGCAGATCCACCATCGAGATACTTGGTGCATTCCTTACCATGTAGGATAAACTTATCAACCATGTTAGACTGGTCATCTTCCGAAAGATAGAAATAACTATTATAACAATCTCTGTTTACGATTAGCCCATCCTTCTTATCCCACTTGGCATTCTTCACACCAAGATTTTCCCCAGGTACCATCTCTGTATTAAACTTAAAGCCTGTTTTTTTAGCTGCCTTCCTGTTACCATCATAGATAACTTTAAGCGTTCCTTCCAGATAGCCAATGTAATCTGAGTTATTCCCAACTTCAAGGCCAAAGAACTCTGCACTCTCTGCCAATCCATTGATACCGATAGTAAGAAACTGCTTATCCAACTGGATAAATCCTGCGGAATACACTGTAAGAAGATTTGCTTCAAGATAATCCTCAATGATTGAACGATATGCAACTTGAAATTTATTAATCTTATCTACTACACTTGCTAGATCAACTCCATTCTGTACAATACGATTAGCATTGATGGTGATGACATTAATACTGCCTGTAGCAACTCCTCCTGCCCCAAGGGTATAAGAGAAAGTATTATCAGATAATTCATTTCTCAATCGACAACATGAGGACAAAGAATCTACTGTATCGCTCATGTAGATGAAGAAAGAATTTCCTTCTGCCAACTCCATACAGATAGTACATGCAAAGTCTGCATCCGCTGGAGCATCTTCTTCGGATAAGATGTTAGCGGTAGTGACAGGGAATGTCAGAAGCTTCTTACTTCGCTCTGCATTGATCCACTTCAAGTAAAACTTTTGTAATGTCTTAACAGATTCCCAATCAGGACGATCCCCATCAGGGAATGCAAATCCACCAAACATAGATTCAAAGTAGTATTTATCGAAGAGAGCAATGTTCCAGAATACCGATTGGTAATTCCTGGCAGCGGCAGGCTCATTCAAAGTGTAGATTACTTGTTGTAGCTTGTCCGAAATAAAATCACCATGAGTTTCTAAGTAATCATCACCAAGATCCTTACGAGCAAAGTGATCGAAGTACATTAGAAATTCAGGAGTACTTACTGCCCCTGCAAACTGTGCTGCTATGGAGAAAATAAGATTAAGAAACTCTCCACAGAAAGATTCAAGATGTTTCGGTGCATCTGAATGCCCACCTAATGTCTTGGTCCCTTCCAAGAGAAAAGGGTACATTGTAATACTTACACAATTGTGTACTTGTAAGTTGTTACAAAGGAATTGGTGACTGTCCGTAGTAATATCGTAAATGAAGGAATCCAGATAACTTTTATTTTCAATCTTCGTAACACTTAGGATAGTTGATCCTTCCTTCTTATACCTTGTTATGTTTGTCACTTGTCCAGTTACTTTTTCAGACAGAGAAAAAGACAAGTCTCCTGTATGACCAAAGCTAATTCCAAAGATTGGATAATTTGAGGAGAAACTACCAAAAGCTATATCCGATTGTTCCTGATAACTCATCGAAATACCAAACCCAAAACTTCGGAGCAAGATAGAAAGCTGTGAGATAAGAGCCCTTGAAGCTACTCGAATTGAGATAGTTTTACCAACAGATCCATCCCCATCAATAAGGCCAGCGATTAATCCCCCAACAAAACTCTTATTTGTTTGATAGATGTTCGAGGGCAATGCTTTTCTTTCTGCTAATGGTGGAATTTCAAAGCACTCTAAAAATAAATGCTTCAAAGAAGAAGAATTATAACAGAGAGAATATTTGATATTCCTACCATCGTGAGTAGGAGAAATATCCTTATAAATTTTTCCGACAATCCCCGTTGTTTCCCATATATAAGATGCAACCTTTTTCAAAATATCAGCATCCCCCTGAGAAAAACTCAGTCCACTCTCTGTGTAACATCCCTCCGCAATAAAAAACCCTACAGCATATCCAAGCTTATCATTTAGCTTAATGTAGGATTTTATTCCCTCTACTTTCTTGCCATTATTTTCTTTAGAAACACAATAAGACCCATAAGACTCATAATTTTTGAACGTATCTAAAATAGAAACTTCTAAAACCTCAGATCGAAAAGGAGTATCCTTTTTAAACTGCACTTCTCCGAGAGAACTAATCGCCGGTACGGTATTCTCAATATCCTCCTTATCAATAATCATTGGATGGTTATCTGTAACAATTAGGTCTTCTCCAAAACGAGTTTTTACACGAACCATGTCCCTATGTCTATTTTTCTTAACAAGCCTTGTTACCTTTGTTTTGCCATTGACGTCATCAATGTACAGATCTTGAGGGTACTTAGCCCATACCCCCGCTTCCAGTAACTTTTCTTTTAGACTGTGGTAAGAATCATACAAAAGCTCAAAAGTAGTGAGTTTCTTTTCACCACCTTTGTACACTACAATACCTTCAGAGGAACCATAAGTGTATGGCATCAAGGAAGTCTCATCATGAATATAAATCTCATGGTCTTCAATCATTCGGATGTATTCTCTAGCTAGCTCTTCCCCAAACTTTTCTTCTATTCGATTCGCTACGATAGCCCTGTTAGTTTGAATACTAAAGTCCTTGAAGATCTCAGCAGACATAGTAGCGATATTCTTCTGAGAGATATTAGCATTCGGATCGAATACAGAAGAGGATGCTGCATTTCTTTCTTCCATGTATTCTTTAATAAAATCTAGCTTTGCTTTTAGTTGAGTCTTGGTTAGTTTAACCATCTTAGCCATTGCAATCTTCCTCCACTTCATTAGCATATTTTATAAGAAGTTCAAAAGATGAAGCACGAACTATATAAGATCCAATAGGAGTATTTGGGTACCACTGAAGTTCCCAGAGTTCTCTAGTGTCGAGAATCGTTTGCCGTTCTTCTAGAGAATACCAAATATCTTCTGATTTTGTTCCTGCTCGGAGTTCCACCGCTTCAATATCCTGAACAGCGATTTCAATAGAATGATAGCTGTCCCTATATTCATTGTGTGATACATACATTCCACACTTGTGTTTAGGCCATTTAAGTTCTAGCATGTAATATCCCCTTCATTCATATAGAATAAATAAGTAAGGTCTTTCATATCGGAAGTTCTTATATATCTTTGATTAGTAGTGGGTGATTCTAGTCCACCTAAATCTTTTTTATATGGGCCAGCTTTTACATAGTCAAAATATTCAAGATAGAGGTAGCACTCTTCCATGCCCTTACCAGTATAGATACCTGTTGTAAGGTTATAATCTCTGGCGATATTAGTATAGCGGAATGAGTTTTCTATATCTCCGAGAAACAGGACAGCATTAATAAGACCATCACAATCTTCAATAGCAGAGATAAATCGTTTTGTTGTTAAAGGTATTCCAGCCTCTTCATCCCACAAGTATTTGGAATGACAGTCGGGACAATGAACTTTACATCCTTGAATGGAGAATACCAAAGTAGTAAATCCTGGCATCTCCGATAGTGTAACAGTACAAGATGAATATCTAGGCGTAGAGGGTCTAATCATACAATTCCTCATTCACTTCAAAGTCCTCATCAAAAACTTCAGAGTGATCCTCGACGTAATCCCATAGGCAATCTAATAATTCATCAATTGGAATATCCAACTTGTCTACTAGGTCAGTGGGGCCATACTTATCTGTAATAAGTTCTCTTAGTGTACTCATGAATCACCTGTAGAGCCATACCCACCAGCTCCCCTTTTTGTTTCATCCAATTCCTCTACCTCTTCCCACTCTACTTTAGGAATAGGAACTACACAGCACTGTGCGATACGATCACCTTGAGAAATCTTTATTCCAAAATCAGAGAAACACCTCAAGATAACTCCAACCTCTCCACGGTAATCTGAATCAACACAACCTGGAGAATTTACCAGCATGACTCCATTCTTGAGAGCCAGTCCAGAGCGAGGACGGACTTGAAGTTCATATCCTTCTGGCACTGCTACTGCAATTCCTGTTTGAATTAGGTTGGGGCTATTTCCAAGATAAGTATACCCAAACTTACCACCAGAGAAGTCAGCATAAAGATCCATGCAAGCTGCACCGGCAGACCCATAGGTAGGAAGTTTTGCCAAAGGACGTAGACGTTTAATCTTAATCTTCATTAAGCTTCTCCATATACCAATTAGCTTTTTCAATATCCTGGATGATTGTCTCTGGATCTTTAAGAGCAGCCCTCATACGATATTTAATAATATTACCAAGACAGAAGCCTCTAAATTCTTCCTCTGTTAAAACTTTCTCGATAATATAAATTACTTCAATAGGTAATGCTCTATAGTGGCTTGGATAATTTACTACATCTTTAGATTCCCACTTACTGTAATCATCACAATTCCCAATAAGAGATTGACAATCTGTATTATCTCCATACTTGCAATCATCACAAGTTAGCATTACATCCTTCTCTTCCTTCGCCCTTGGTTCCCAAGCCGATGCTGATAGGCAGATACTTTCTGCACTACAAATCTCTGTTCGACCATGCTCACAAGTAGAACACTTCATCTCATCAGTAAGTCCCATACAATTCCTCCATAGAAATTTCTTCTGTTACTGGCTTATCGCTACAGCTTTCAAATTGTTTAAGTAAAAGAATTCCCCTATCAATAACTGCTGGTGCATTCTTGCTAAGATAATGAGGCTGCCCCTCAATAAAAGAAGGACACATGATAGCTCTTTGAACCTCTTCGGTATCAATCCTCTTGATATTAGCTACTTCTGACCGATGATAATGCCCAAACACCACATGCCCATTGAATCTCTGCAATGCTTTGTGTGGGATATGCAATCCACTAATAGGTTGATTGTTACCAGCTAGGGGGGCGTGCATGTAATTGATCCCATTTCTTACGATTCGTTCTCTGTATTTAATAGGAACAATCTTTCTTTCGGTCAATCCAAGATCATCTGCTAAACACAAGGCCCCCTCTAAGGCAGGGTTCTGTTCAATGTATCGGTCAAGCCTGTCTTCGTGATTACCTTCAAGCCAATCAACTTCAGGATTGTAAAGCTTCTGTTTAAATCCCCTCTGCTTTGATTGAAGCTTATCTAATTCAGAGAAGAGAAGATCAATTGCCAGCTTCCCATGTTCTACTTCCTCTTGATAACGTCTTCCCTCCATAAGAAGTTTCTTTCCCATATCCCAACCAGATATGGAAGAGAGAGAAATAAAATCTCCAAGTTGAATAATTCGATCAGGCTTTCTATCTACAATAAGTTTAGCACATTTTTCAAATCTTGTCAAGTCTTGTTCGGGTTCTACATGAGCATCACTGATTAACAAAGTTAACATCTACTATCTCCTTAACCTTCGCGGTACGTGCCTTTTTCAATCGTTCAATGGCAGCAGCTTTCTGCTCATCTGACAATTTACGAGGTTTACGATTAGGGTTCTTACCGAAACGAAAGTAAAATAATGGGCATGATTCAACAGTACATTCTTTTACTTCGGTGTAAGAATCATTGCAGCAATCAAGGCACTTGGCACGAATAGCTTTAATTGGACTTAGCATTTTTTATAGCCCTCCTCTCTGCATTTTCTTCTTTACTTTTCTTTGTGTGACATTTGGTACAAAGAATTTGAAGGTTATCCTCGCTACAAAATATCCTATTGACAAGTTCATCCCAAGACATATCTTTAGAGAGAGTACCTAAAGGCACTACCATTTGGATATGATCTACTTGTACTTCCTTAGCTGAAAAGTCCTTTCTACATTTAGCACAACGATAACGTGCTCCTCCTCGCGGCCCCTTCTTCCTGGCACACTTGGCTGCATCCATAGCTGCCTTATGTGTTGGGCTACGAGAGAAGCATCGTTTAATTGCAGACATGATAGTATAGAATTGATTGTATTTCCTCACCGCCAAAACTTCCACCACTTCCGTTTGTAGTCTTTACAATCACAATTCGTATTTCTCGCAAGTCCTTCTCGCACTACGTCCCATTGCCTTTTATGCACAGGATGATCCGTCCAAATAATATTATCTTTGTAGACACAGAGCCAACTGTACTCTGCATGGTATAGATATTTACAATCGCTGCAATAAACTTTATCACCATTAAGTTTTATAGTTGCCATTAAAATCCCTTATTAAATAACTGGCTTGGTTATCGCCTTTGGTTTCATTGGCATAGATTTACACTGTACACAATAAGCCTTCTCTCCAATCACTGTAGCGTTAGTAGTATTACAAGATGGACATTCCCAAAACATAACTTTATCTTCTGAAAGCAAATGAGTTTTATGATCTCCTGTATCAGTCATCAGATATCTCCTTGATGTATTTGTAAATTGCATCTGCGAAGCGGTCAGGGTGTATAAGCCTCAAGTTACCTATGTACTGTTTGCGAAGAAACTCTTTATGCCACCATTCCTGCTTCTGCGCCCATTCCCAGAGCTTGCCGAACCAAAGCCAAGGAGGAGAAGTCAGGGTTTGTTCGTCCTAAACAAAAGGACCACTCTTCGTTGCAGATATGGCACCAAGGAACCCTCCTGCCTGAAACTGGCTTTTTATCGGACCTCTCCCAATAACCTTGCTCATGCCAGAACTCCCCTAGAGCCTCTGTGAGAAACTTATCCCGCTCCGTGTTCATGTGCCCTCCTCAAAGTATTCGGGGAAGCGGTTGCGGATAACATCGCTTAATTTTCTAAATAAGAAATCGGCTTACCCAAATGTTCAGCGTAGGCAATTTCTCTGGCCGTTGAGCTTCCGATATATCCATTTAAGTTCACCACAAAAACAGAGTCGCACAGTTCGATTTTCTTGAAATGTAGTGCATCCATTTCCATCGCCACACCTTCTTGCTCTCCAATGTGGTGAATTTTGCCTTCAACATCAGGAACCATTCCTTGGGACTCGCAATACCCATGCGGGAGTAAGTGTAGTCCCATAGTGATGCAACCGCCCTTTTCAAATTCCCATGCCAGAATAGCCATCTCAGCACAGAATCTTGACGAGCCGCACAGGGTAATAATTTTTGGCTTCTCTGTCGTTAAATCAATCCCTTGAAAATTTGTCATTACTATCTGTCCTCCTTCCCCACACCGAAACGCAGTGTCGATTAATGTTGTTCTTGGTTATTCCCTGGTGCCGCAAAAATGTGTGCTGCACGATCTGCCGTCCTAAGCACTTCCAACACCAACACGTTACCAGCGGCTCGCCTTTGGTGTTAGCCATTGGGCAGCTCCGGTAGTACCTGGACGTTTTCATAACCGTAACCACACAAACTGCTTGCATATCCTTCGGCTTGGGCTTTTGTCATCATCCTCCTGTCTGGCCTTCGTAATATCGGATGATCGCCAATCACACGCCACGTCCCCATCTCTTCCCGCAGCCTCTGTACCTCTGCGGCGAGGACTCTTGCTGCATCCCCAAGATCCCCGAAGTGAGGCTCTGCAGCAAGCTCAAGCGCCTTGTCTACCGTCATTGGTTGTACTCCTTATATTGATGACAGAAATCCTTCACATTACAATATTGCTCACAACGAGGACGTCCACCTTGACGGACATCAACAGAGAATCCTTCACCTCTTCGCTCTGCATCTTCCTTAGCGTCATCTTTGTCAAGGAATAATTTAGTTGCCCTCTTGTTTCCCTTCTTCATAACAGCATATTTGGTAGGTTCTTCCCACATATCTTCAGGAGTGCATGGTGGCAATGCACAATCATCCAAGCCCTCTGCTGCGGTATGATCAAGCACACGTTCAAACAAGAAACTCCACTGCTTCTTCTTCTCCCACAGGGGCAATTCAATAACCATCAGGGGGGTAGGAGGGTAATCCCCCCCACCTGAGAAACTCTTACCCTTTGACCAATCCCTGAAGAATACACAAACTTGGATAGTATTTACTTCAAACCCATTCTCTCGCATGAGGTAGGCGTAGATATTCTGTTGCTCTTCCCATTCTTTCATTCTGCCAGGGTTGGACAGCGTATAGGTAGAAGTTACTTTGTAATCGGTTATGATACCATTATCGTAATAATCAAGCTGACCGCCAATACGCTTACCGAGAATACTAGTATACACTCGTTCTTCGATGCTGGCTTGTCTATCTGCATGGTACTCAAGTAAGTTATGAACAGCAGACCCAAACACAGACCACACTTTATCAATAGCATCTGTCTCTAATTCCTTCCAATGTCGCCGCTCAAGTTGTACCATTTGAGGAGGGCGAAGTAAGGTAGTGGCCGAGTAATCATTATCCCCAGGAGTATAATTATCTTTACTCAGGAAATTAAATACTGCATCAGGGAGATTGTGTTTATTAGTTATCTTCATTTGCCCACTCCGAACCAGGAAGAAGAATTTTATGAAGACCTTGTAGGAGTGCTCTGACAGACTCTTCGCTAGTTTCTGGACAATTCTCTGCGACAGCTTCTGGTATACTTAGATCTAAGACAGATAAGTTGAAAAGAGCATCAAACTCTTCTGGAGTTTCGATAGTTATTTTAACTGTAATTGGCTTAAATACTCTGACTACATCTTCCACTTCAACAATCATCTTCTTCAACTCCTTCCGACTCTTTAAGATACTTCATACAAATAGGAGATAGGTCAGCAAAGCTAGTGTTCTGAATATCCATTGGAGCAAAAGACATATGCCTATCACAAGTTTCATCTTGACAATCGGAAGAACAGAATGTTTTATCGCTGCCTGGCATTTTCAATATCTACCTCCCTGGTATCACCACACCACCAAGTAGCATCTTCCACAACATCCTCAAAGATAAAACGCATCTCTTGGGGAAGTTGGTAATATACCTCAGTTGCTAAGTCTTGCATCTCCCACAAAGCTCTTGAGGAACTCCGAAGCTTCAAGAAGTTCCTCAGACTCCTAGCATTGATAGTAGCTACGAGGGAGGTTTTCCATGATTCAGGTAAATTATACTTTGCAATGTCATTAGGTATGCTAGATGCTACAGACTGCCTTAAAATTTCAAGTTGGGCTATGCTCCTATTATCAGCGTCCGTATTACCTGTAAATACAAGATACTTCGCAGCCCGTCTACGCTGCTCCTCTGTCACACATATTTCCATACATAACCCCCATGTGTCTTTTGCCTGCCTGTACAAACTGCGCTGATCTGTTTTATACTGAACCCATCTTCAATGGCTGCTACTGAGGGGCTAAACCATTTCTTAAGGACAACCCCATCTAGGCTTATTTGAACCACCGGATGCGTCCCTCCTGGGTAGGCATATCCAATTTTACCTTTGGCTGATCGAAAACTTTTCTTGCCCAAAACCCTATAACTATGCAGTTCATTCTCACTACAAGTACACCACTCCAAGTTGCATAACCTATTGTCTGTCTTTATCCCGTTAATGTGGTTAACTTGTGGTTTTGCTTCGGGATTTGGGATGAAGGCTTCTGCTATTAGTCGGTGCTGCGCTTTATGTCTCCTGTCCCAGCTCTTGTCAAATAAAAAATACTCTATATAACCATACCTATTAATAAAAGATTTAATTGTGTAAGGCAATTTATAATGGTCTTTTTGACTCCTCTTTTTAATCCTAACTACATGACCATCTTCATAAATTCTGTACGCAGGGAACTTATTTAAAACTACAAAATGGCGACTCATTTTTTAAATCCTTTTGTAAAACATAGCGGGTGCTTTGAACAGATTGTGACATCATCCTATGGCGGCTCCATTCCTGCAATGCTGCTCTACTTAACCCATCAACATCAAAGGTAAAGGTTAGATGCTCAAGGGTACTCGTATGCTCACTCTTGATGATACGCTGGATAAGGGCTTTGTCTTTAGAGCCAAGTTCCGATTTATAATAAAGATGCCTCTGAATATCCCCACTATCACTCTTCCCCTCACTTGCATAGCACTTACGGATAGCTTTGACAACTGCCTCAAGAGGACTGTTGTGTAGCAAAGTCACGTTCACAGAATATCTCCTTTGTTCCTTCAGCGGTGTAAGCCAATGGGCCTTTAGCTTGACAACTAAGGTTGGTACACCCTGCTTGTTTAAGCTTAGAATAATACTTCGTGTTGCAGCGAACCTTGGAGCCACAGTAAGGACACTTGTATTCAATCTTATTTGTCATCTCCAGTTTCTCCTTATTCGACAAGACTCTTAATCTTAACAGCTACCTCTTCTGCTCTGAAAGCTTCGGTGCAGTGAACCTTAACTTCCTCTTCAAGTTCCACTATCTTTGAATTTTTATAACTAGCTTTCTGACGTTCCTCCTCAGCGTGGTCTGCCAGTTTAGTGATTACCTTATTGAACCCTTTGAGAATACTGTCTACAGATTTCATTGTTTAATTTCCTCTCTAAAGACTTGCGTTAAGTTCTTCAAGTTCCTCAAGCCACTCTTGAGGAATACTCTTGCCAACATTAGCGTATCGAGTCATTGCCTCAAGTAGTTCCAACATTCTTTCTTTATCAAGAAGCCAAAGGGGTTGGACACCGAAGAGAAGTTTTTCGCAGGAACAATCTTCTTCTTCTTCTTCTTTAGCTTCCTCATAGGCAGTAGGTGATACAGCTTCCAGCAGACAAGTCAAAGGTGCCACATGGCTCCAGTGCATATACCATTCCTCACCATTTTCTTTTCCAAACTTAGGCATACTAGTATTATCATTGTCAGTAAGCGTGACGATTTCACCAATAGTGAAGTAAGGACTCCCCTCCATCACTAGGAACTTCGTCCCTTCGGGAACTTCAGGATGAGGCGTATCAGTAAGAGGCTCCAAGGGAGCAAGACGGTTCCAGTACAACCACATCTTCACACCAACTTGATTCTTAAAACGTGGGGCTATAGATCCATCCTGGGATTGCAGAGTTATGATGTCTCCCTTGTAAAAACTCATAAAATTACCCACCATCTGAAACTGCATTCCCTTTTTAAACTGGGGGTAAGGCGTACTTTCAAATTGCTTCATAATTTTATTTAATTCTCCTTTGTTGAAAGTTGTTTACGAGCTGCTCTTCCACTCCCTTTATTTAGAGCTTTATAAGTAGCAGTTAGAGAATGACAATTGGGACATAACAACTGTAAATTTTCTGGCCTATTATTTTTATGATTCCCGTCAACATGTTCTAGTTCCAGGGGTATTAATCCAGTGTAGGGATTAATCTCTGACCATCCACAAAGCTCGCATTTTGAATTCTTTATCTTAAACATGTAATTTCGTATTCTTGTTGATGTACTCAATTCTCCACGAACCCCATCGTGTCTGCCAGCTAACCAATCCTTAATCCATAATGTATTAATATGTTCTTTATGACATACTCTTGAGCAGTATATACTGGATCTCCATTTAACTTCTTTGCCACAATTTTTACACGATGCTCGTTTAGTCTTCTTTGACATTAATAATCTTTCAAATTTAATGGAGCCACCGATAGGATTCGGACCTATAACATCTTCATTACAAGTGAAGCACTCTGCCAATTGAGTTACGGTGGCTAATCTATGGTGGGGGCGGCAGAGATCGAATCTGCATGCCATTAACGGCGTGAGGGCTTAAACCTCATGTGTATACCAGTTCCACCACGCCCCCATTTCCTTATCTATTAAAACGGAATGTCATCCTCAGGGTTAAAAGCTCCCCCTTCCGGTACTTCGGGAAGAGACTCTTCAGTGAGGCGTTGTTCAAACATCCACTTAACCAATCCATACAATGCCCTGGTACAAGCATTCTCTTCATCATCTGCGTCACCGATACAAGGCTCAATGGTTGCCTTCTCAATACCTTCCTGGTATTTGAGAGGGATTGGGGCGAGACTCTTGATATTGTCGTAAGTGTTATCATCCTTTTTGAAGTGAGTAATCAATACGGACACTGGCTTACCAAGCTGTGCATCCCAATCAGCTTCTTCTTCGGCCTCTGCTCCGGGTTCAAAGATCTTGTAATACTCAATCTCTTTACCTTTATCGGTAAGCTGGAAGAAGATGTTGAATGGCTTAGTCCAAAGTACACGAGGGACAGTGCTATCTTCCAGCTCTACAGTCTCCCCAAGAATTTCAATACCAAGTGCAATCTTTTGACAGGGAGTTTTTACTTCCCCCTTAAACTCTCGTGTATGCAGTCCAAGATCTGCAACATATACCAGCCGACCTTCGTACTCCTGACCATTTACCAAGTTGGGAATGCTATCAAATTCTTTTTTCTCATCACTTGCAACTATCCGCCGTTTCAATCCTGCCATGTTTTTGTTCTCCTCACTGTTGTTGTTCTTATTAACTTATAGAATATTGTATCATGCCTAGAAATTTAAGTCAACCGTTATCTTCCCCACCATTGGCGGTGGCTTCTCTCCACTTGGTATCTGAATATAATTTATCATCTGTGCAATGAGGACGATGCCCATTGTTCCTGCAATCTCTGTCAAATCTCTTGCCTTCTTCTCCTTTATATTCTTTTCGATATGTTCTACTCATTACTTTCTTCCCCTTCCGTTGTGCATGATGATGGGATTGCTGGCTTAGACACAATCAACTTCATATCCTCTTCATTATCACAACCTTCACAGGTGTGTCCTATGTCTCTCATATGATAAGGTTTAATGTAGCATGAAATAGCTTCACATTTCTGACACTGATATTCGTACATTGGGCTCATTCATCTTTCTCCATCGTTACTGTTGCGCCACCGAACCATTCACTTAAAACTTCAGTGATGAGTGTTGCAAATTCTCCTGGCTCTCCACCAGGATCTCCGCTTTCAACGTCAACCACAATGATATCAGAAAAAGAGCTGATGCCAGCCATAAGTTCACCAGGATGATTAATTCTGTATATAATTCTCACATTATCTCCTAATGGATCAAAGAATATCTTTCCCCAAATTGGATATCAATATCCATCTTTCGATTAAGTTTCAATTCCTTATTTGTCATAGCAATAGCCCATCGAAGAAGTTTAGTACACTCTTCTCTATATCCTTTCTTGATACAGAGAATTATCTCATCCTGAAATTGAGCAGTAAGTTGGGGGCGTTTACTTCGGACATGCTTTACCCAGGTATCGAATACCCATACGCCTGATCCTTGTGCCAATGTACTAAAAATATCCTTCTCTGCCCGAAGAGAATACCAAAGTTTGGATATTGGATTCAGTAGCCACATGCTGCCAAGTTCATTCTTTGTTTTAATAATCTTCGGTACAGCCCTCACTGCCCAATTTAATTTCCAGTACGCTTCAACTAATTTCTCTCCCTCTTTTTTAGATATACCTGCTGCTCTAGCTACTGTAGCACCACCTGCTGAGTATTGGCAAGCATAGTTCGCAGATTTATATATCTTTCTAATAGCACTATGGTCTTCTGTACCAGCCTTATGAGCAGACATTTGTTCCTCAGTTAATGCCCCTGCTGAAACTGCTAATGTAAGATGCGGATCATAATCATCTGCCATCATCTTTCTGACATAAGCATTATCAAACTCCCACATAAAATGTTGCTTAATTCTATCCTCAAGACTTGACATGTCAGCCCCGCACAGTTCACATCCTTCTGGTGCAGTGAGGCAGCCTCTAATCAACTCCCCATATGGCTTATCAATTCCTGGCAAGTTCACGCAAACAGCATGTTTAAATCTCAGAGTGTTTGTCAATCCCTGAATCTCTGCCTTGACATATCCTTCTTCATCTACTGCTTTCATGAATCCTTGGAGCAACGAGATCCTGTGTGTTAGGACGGATAACCCATCAAGCACCTCAAGATTTGGTTCTTTCTTGTAAAGTTTCTTTATACTTTTACATATCCCACCACCCCTTTCGAGATTGATCTGTGGAATTTGCTTGACATCTCCTGTTTCTTTGTTCCTTACGAACTTGAATGTCTCTGGTTTCCAGCCAGATGAATAAAGCCACTCCTTAACTTGCGGTACTGAGCCAGGATTAGGCTCAACCATTTTAACTAAGACTTTGACCTCTCCTTCGTAATCTTCGGGTAAGTTTTCTTTCTCTAACAAATCGAACCATCTCTTGCCAGTTGCACTCAAGCTGCCGTCCTTCTTGAATGGCTTGGCTGGCCTCTTCTTTACCTGATATTTTGCAACCTTCGGCATGATCGTTGCGAGTTGGCATGTCTTATCTTCCTTCTCCTTGGTTAATGTTTCAAGTCCATCCTCACACTTCTCAACATCAAGTTTCCAACCACTCTTTTCTTGTTCTGTGGCACATTCCATCTTGAATGTTAGATAGTCAATCAATCTCCAAGCTTGCTTCTCATCACCTTCATAAAGAGTGAGGAGTTTACTCCACAACCTCTCCCAAAGTTTGAAGTTAATCTTAACATCTTCCTCACAACGATGCTTGTATTCTTCGTAAGAAAGATTATCCCAATCTTCTATCTTTGGTTTAGGGATTCCAAACTCAACTCCCCATTCAGCAAGCCCATGTCTTTGTCTGCTAGGTTCAAGATGCCACGATAAGCTAAGGGTGTCAACCACTTTTCCTTTGAACTTGACACCAAGCAATTTCTCTACAGCAACTAGATCATACCGGATTACATTATGTCCAATGAGAATCTTTGCGTTGGTAAAAAACTTCCTCATCTTATCATAATCATTTGTACTGTGAATCACCTTACCATTCTTATCTGTGACCGAAAGCACATGGATCTTAGTGGGAGTGAGTCCATCGGCCTCCAAGTCAAAAATGTTCATTTCTAATATCTCCTTTCAAGATAACTCATACCTAGTTAACACCCAAGACATACTGCAAAGTATTAGCAAGTTCCTCCCCTGTAATAGGAACATCATTGCGCTGCAATTTAACCCATTCTATGAGTTCATCTATACTAACATATCCCCCATCAGGATCTTCTACCATGACTGCAAAAGGTTCTCCAAAATTGTGCATAATTTCTGGCTGTAAATTTCTCATTTAAAAGCCCCTTTCAAGATAACTCATATCCTCTTTGTTGAAGAATAATGTAGCTGTCCCACTGTTACCAAAGTCCCTATCAAATAGAAGATCAAGATAACTCACATTATGTTCTTCTGGTGGGCAATCAGGGCTTCTATTTCTTCGGATTCCCCATCCATAATGCGCCCACTTCTCCATTGCCCTGCTTCCTGTAAATTCCGAAGACAATACTCTTGCACCTTCCTCATGTGGCTTACTGCCTTTCGGTTTCGGATTGACGTGGGAGTAACATAAGATCGTTATAGGATGCTTATAAACAAGATCAGCCATGTCTGTCATAATCTCATTCAACTTATCATTTGCTTCTGATGAAGTATATCTTGACACAAGAGCAGTGAGTGGGTCAATTGCATAAAAATTAATTCCATCTAACAGGTGCATCTCTTCTATCGCTACCCTGATATCAGGCCAATCCCTTGATGCTCCCCGATCATAAAATCTCACCTTACCTTGCAAGTTTTGAAGGTGCATCCTCAAATCTGAATCATGATAAGATGAGTCAGGTTTAGTAAAGTCTATCCCTGCTTCTTTGCTTGCAATCTTCTTTGCTGTCTTAGCAGGAGGATTTTCCAAGTCGAATACTCCAACCTTAACCTTCTGCTTGTATGCTAAATGGTGGAGGACTTGGTATTCATGGTCACTCTTACCTATCTTTGGAGCAGCACCAATAATGTGAATGGTGTGCGGTCTGAATCCATAGCAAAGCTTAGTCACTGTTGGCCAGGGTGTTGCAATCCCCATCTGTGGACGTTTAAGGGCATCCTCAATGAAATCCTCAACATCCACTACCTGCCCCTGCCTTTGAACGGTCGATTTCCACATTACACGGTCGAAAAGCTCTTTGCTTTTCCCCGCCATTACCATATCGTTTGCGTCTTTCATCGGCAGGGTTGCTACTTTGAACATGGGAAAAGTCTTTAGCACTTCCTTTAAAGCTGCATCCCCTGCCTTGTCATTGTCGAAGCACAAGATAACTTCACCAAAGGACTCTACAAAGTCCCTGTTGTTGATGAGATCCTTCAATGCCCCTGCTGCACCCCTTGTAAGAGATACCACAGAAGGTTTAAGGCTTTTATACTTTGATGGGGTATTGTCAATTATAGACTGAAATAACGACAGTGTGTCCAGCCTACCCTCAGTAACGAATAACTTTTTTCCGTTATTCTTTCTTGCTAATTTAGTACCCCAAAGTTCAAGAGCACCCTTTCTATCACCGATTCCGAAGAATTTCTTATCTTTATGACTTCTTTGTTCCCATCCTACTACCTTTCCGTCTTTGGTGTCTGGATAATAAGAGTTGATAATTGTCTTTCCATCCGATTCGGAAAGTTCAACCCTCACCCCATATTGTTCGCAAGTCTCCTTCTTAATACTTCTATCCGAAATAGACCGAACAGGAAGTGTCTCTGGATTAACCTTCGGAAATAGATTTGTCACTTTCTTTTCTGCCTTTCCTGGCTCATTTCCTGTTCCATATGGATCGTGATAATACTTTTTACAAGCAAAACAAAGACCATTAAACTTTCCATCTTCATCAAATACTTGTAGTCCATCACTGGAACCGCAAGAAGGACAAGGTAATTTCTCAATACAAATTCCAGCCATTGCCCACCTTTCTTTGTTTTTGTTCCTAAAGATAAAAGAAGAAAGAAGGAGAAGAAAGAAACTTTCTTGGTATTTCCTCTCCTTTACTTCCTAAGAATATTTTAGCACGTTTCGAGAAAAAGATCAATAACTTTTTAATATTCCCTTCGGATAAAAGAGACATCCTGAGCCAATATTTCTACAAAAGATTGTACTCTAGCTAATTGTCGTCTAAGTCTCTCAACTTCCCTCATCAATTCCTGGTTCTCTTTCTCAAGATCAGTTCCCCTTGGCCCATAAACTTTCACATCACCTTGTTTCATGATTATTATCCTCCGGAGTTTTCGCCCTTTTTAATTGTTATGACCTGTAGTTTATCTTCGGCAGGTTCAGCAGCTAAGTTTTCAAATTCCACTTGGCTGATAACTTCCTTGGATTCAAAAGTTACACTTGGAAAGTCATTGCCCCCCTCAACCACCCAATAATGTTGATCTTTTGCTGATTTAAAACTTACATTTAATGCCCCTGCAAGGAAACAATTGTAAGCTTCCATTGCATCCTCAATTGTTCGGTAGTAAAATTCTATTTTATTACTATTACCGACAGTCATTTTTACAATTTTCATAACTTCTCCCTGTTAATTTAAAGATTCACGATCCTTTAAAAACTCCTCAATTAATTCTTGGTCAAGTACATTGTCCCTTTCCTGCACGTTATAATCACTGTTATACATCCTGATATGATAGGTACATTTCTCGCAATAGTCACTTTGACAAATGGCATCACATGCGATACATCGAGTCATTTTATTTATCTCCTTTCTCAATTTTAGCTAGAACCATCCCAGTTAATTTCTCATTTTGATCGTCCCCAGCAGCGGCCCAAGCAGCGGCCCAAGCAGCGGCACTAGCAGCGTCCCTCAAATCCTCGTTTCCAGTCTTGAGATAATCCAAAACAATTTGCGGGGCATCCCATAAATGGACCACACTTAAAGCACACTCACGAGCAAACTCTCCCAACACCTCTCCAACATCAATCCGTTCTAAGTACGCTCTTTCAGTACTACAAGATTTCTTTTCTCCCTCGTCTATATCTCCAGACAACTCTACACGATAAAGAATAGAACTGTTTGCATACTGCAAGGCATCAATAATTCTCTCTGAGGCGTGTAGCCCATGTGAACATAGTGTTACTGGACCCTCTACTGTATGCTTTACCCCAACAGCAACTTTCCTGCCGTCCCCATATCCAAGTTTTTCATCTTTCCTTGCAAAATACCATCCTAGCACAATATTTCTCCTTTGATTCGTTTCAGTAGGTTGCTGAAGGTGCAATCCTCAGCATGACCCTCATGCCGCAATCTGTCACATACCAAACAAAAATAATCATACTGATCATTTGCCCCGCTCCACTCCAGCTCCTCCAGCATGGCGAGCATGTCAGGGGCAGCGGCAATGAGGTGGGCGTTGGCACTTCTTCCAGACCAAGTGCATACAAAACCACCTAGTTCATTTCCAATAATATATTGTCCTCTAACTTCCCACGGTCCTGGTGTATATCTATTCATCTATTCCTCCTGTTAGCAACCCCGCTTCCCTTAAAATAGCTGCTGCAAAAACCTCTAGGGTTGCCGTGTCTGAAATGGGGCAAAGTTTATTGGTCTCCTGTCCATAAGCCGTAGAAAGTGCAATTCCTGACTCAAGAGCACACTTGATAATGGTGTTTTTCTTCATCCCTTCCCCCTTATCGTCTAGTAAATGAGTTCCATGATGTAATCAGGCTCCAGCCCAAACCATTCCATGCAAAACTCTGCATCATCCAGACACTCTTCATCCAGCAGGAGGTAAAGCTCCATTTTAGCTAGTGCAATTAGATCATCTGCATCAGCTTCACTTATCCCATCACGCCTCATTAATACTTCCTTAATTGTTTCCATTTTATTTCTCCTTATTAGTTGTTGGTGATTCCTTCCACAAGATGCCTATCAAATGATAGACACCCTATGCAATGAATCAAGCAGCCGTTACAAGATATTCCACACCAAACATCCTCAAGCTTTTCGTAGTGGAGAGATTTACCGTCCTGAACCCATCAGCTTTTACATCATAGATGCGAATCGAGGGTTTGTCAAGGGATATTTTATGGCCTGTACCCTTAATTCCTTTGGAGACAAGAAGCCTACCATTTAACCTTCGGATGCTTCCATCTTTCTTTGTAAAAGTGATCCCGATAAAAGTACCACCAGATGCCATGAGCAAGCTACGAAGGTTTACAATGTTTACTTTTTTCATGTTATTTTCCTTCTCTTTCTAAATTACCATCTAATGCCCAATAGCATTCTCCAAGAGAATCTGCCACGGTTGGGAAAAATTCCTCTAAATGTTTCTCAGCGTGGTAGACTACAGACTCGTTTTGTCCGCAGAAACTTTTAAAATTTTCAAGCTCCTTTTCTGTTTCAAAAGTGATTGTCAATGATACTGGAATAAAACTATTCATTTTCTTTTTAGCATGAACAATAGCCATTTTAATTTTCTCCCTCTAAAAGTGTACCATTCATTTCGATACTAATCAAGACAAATTCCCTAGCCATTTTATACTTTACAAATTCTGCAACTTGCTTCCCATTTTCCCATACGGCAAACTTTCCGTTTTTCTCTTGGGATATTTGATACATTTCTTATCTCCTCACGTCAGGAATCGTTAAATTTCAGGTTTTACCCTGTAATATAGTGTAGCGTTTTGAAATAAAACCCTTTCCCTATAGGGCGGTATCAGTTTCAAGTTTTAAAAATCCATTGTAATAAAAGCTTCTGAATCAATTTCAACAACTACAGTGTGTTCTTCTACGTCCTGAAGATATTCACAGTGAAGGTCATAAGCTCGATTAAATTCTTCTAGGTCGTTCCATTCGGTGTATTCACAACAAATGGAAATCACGTCAAGTTCTATTTCTTCCTCACAATCCTCCTCCCATTGCTCCAAGTAGTCAAATAGTGCTTTTAATCCAGCATAGCTGAATTTGTCAGGGCGAAGGGATTTAAACTGGTCGATGAATTGGCCTCTAGTAATTGTTTGTTTCATTTTAATTTTCTCCTTTTGTTAGTGAGGTATAATTATGAAGACGTAAAGGACTATTACCAGCAAGTAAAGCCAATTTTCTTTGATAAACATTTTTGTTTTTCCTCCTTTGTTATTGATACTTTATCAAATTCTTTTTAACTCGTCAAGGTTTTTCTTTACCAAAAGTAGAAAAAACACAGTATACGAATCCGATTAACATTGACAACTCAAACATTTTGTTTTTCTCCTTCCTGTTGTTTATACCCTAACAAGCTTCTTTTACTTTGTCAAGCATTAACTTCCTTATAAGACCACCACATAATGATGGCCCGAAAAGAATTTAATGTTTTACCTTCGCACATTTAATGTGCTGTTACCTCAATCACTCCATCATAACCCTGACAAAGAGTGCATTTAGTGCAATCCCCAGGACAGACAGGGTGCAATCCAGATGGACGTTCAACTGTCCTAAATTCCCCATCAAGCAGGAAGTTAGAGCCAAGGACAAAGAAACATACTTTTGAAAAGTCAAGGTCTTTTCTTGCCGTGTAGCCATAAGTGATGATATTTAATTCAGCTTTCAGCCAAGCTGCAATGATACTTAATTTCTCGACACACCCTCGACTCCAAAAATCCCCACTTTCATTGAATCGAAAGGCGTCAACTCTGATTCTTTTGGCTTTAATAATTTTAACAAAAGCCTTTGCTAATTGGATTGCACTGTACTTTTTCCAGATATCTTCTTGCCTTTTGCGATATTGTGGGCATGTTTTATGGTATTGCCTCTCTGCTGCCTTGGCGTAGCAGATTTTACTGTTTTCACACAGCCCCAAGGCATCCGAAGGGCAGTCTGTTGCAGCTCCCATGTTAAATATCATTGTCGTTTTGGGGAGCTTGGGGTTACCGAAAGAAACATGGGCTTTTATTTCTTGGTACTCTTTGTTTGTTAGCATTTGTTTTCCTCCATGCTCTTTACCGTCCGGTCATTCCATCGATCAATGGCGTCTTGTTCCGTGTCTTCATAGCCACAAGTTGCTTGGCAATTGTCGCATTCGACAGTGTATGTTGTTTTTGCCCAGGGCACAGAAAGTTTTATTGGCCTAGCGGGAAATTTTTCACTGCCTCCACAAAAAGGACATGGTTTCATTTTTCATTCTCCTTTGTTTGAGTTGAGTTAACCTTATCAAGTGTTCTTTTATTTGTCAAGGGATTATTTTAAAAATTCAAGATGAATTAGAAATTCAAAACCGGAAGTAAATACCACATTGCCCCTGCGAATATTCCCATGTAAATACCAGTGATACAGAAGAATAATGACATGATGAAGTTTCCTTTCGTGTCGTTTGGCAACGCCAAAGAGTTTGGGTGTTTGTCTTGCGTTGTGGATAAACAATACCAAGAGGCCGACAGAATGTCAAGAAGTATTTTAAAATTATTTGTACACTGTTAGTTTTAGTTATTCTTAGTTATTTATAGATGTATATAACTATCTATAAAGCGTCATTATATTGACGGATATGTGATAAAGTATACTACTAGGATATTTACTAGAGTATGGTGAGAGTACTTTACTAGGTTATTATGCTAGATAATTCCCCTGCTTCCCAGCATATTCCTAGGGAAATCATCGAGTAATTCACTAGGGAAATAAATATTTATTTAATTGGGGCAGCAAGGGGGGTGGGGGGCTCTTACTTATATATTAATAGCTCCCTGAAAAAATCTAATATAAATTTCAAATCTCCAAATCCCTAGAAATTTCTCACATAAATTTCAGATCTCCCTAAAGGAAATTTCCAATGAATTTTATCTTTCAGTAACAGTATTATTTCCTTGACATTCTTAGAAAGGGCTCGCTTCGCTCGCCCCATACTCTGAGTATTCCCTATATAAATTTATTTTCAAGAATAGTGCATTTTTATGTTGACTTGAAGAGCGAAACATGATATAATATTCTATAGGAAGTTACAGAGAAACTTCTTACTACTCTATAGGGAACTTTAATAAAGTTTAAAGTTCTTTCTACTTTCCTATATAAGTTCTTCAAGCAACACTACAGAGAAATATATAGATGCTACAGTTGTATCCTTAGCAGGATTAGCTTTTTCTTTCGGTAATCTTTTAAAACCAGATATGGTGTAAAAATGAGTATAGTAAAAAATCTAAATCCAGATAGATTTCTTTCGGCAATTAATACTTCTCTTAGTTCTTCTTATATTAGTTTAGAAGATGCTTGGCTTGCCTTTCTTCAAGATGCTCTAACTTCTAGTAGTGAAGATGCAACTCAACTAGAACTAGAGTGGTTAGAGTCTCTTACAACTTTAGGTAGTGTCTCTATTGAAGATCAATGGTTTTATTATATGAAGACAACAAAATCTTCTACTAATTTATCTATTCCAGATATGTTAGAGGAAAGATTAATTGCAGGAGATTTATTTACATAATGGCACAAGGAAAGATTAAAACTGAAAAACTTGGAAGAGGTCGTATTCCTTCTCGTCAACTCTTTGAAGATGGAACTTACGATATCGAACAATTTCATAACGTCTTCATTGAACTTGAAGATATGACTGAATATAAACCAGCCTTACAACTTTGTGGTTCTTGGAAAGAATGGGAACGTTTAAAGAATGACTGGAAGACTTTCAACTCTTATATTGCCGAATGGAAAGAAGAACTGGAAATCAAACTTCGTAGTGAATCAGTAGCTAAGATTATTGAACTATCAAAAGGAGATGATCCTAAGGCACTACAAGCTGCAAAGTTTCTTTCGGAAGGTGGCTGGAGAAAGCGTTCAGGTAGTGGCCGTCCAAGTAAAGCAGAGAAAACAAAAGAAGCTAAAGAACTTGCTCGTGCTTCTGCTGAAACTAAAGAAGAAGAAGATAGGATTCTTAGGCTAATTAATGGTGGGAAGTAAGTAAATGGGTAGGCATAAGAAGTTATACTCAGATGCGAAATTTACAAAAAAGCAACTGGAAATAAGAAGTATGGCAATGGCAGATCTGAGAGGATTTGTTGGTCTTGTAGCTCCATATAGAATGCTTGGACATTGCCACCATGATCTTCTGAAATTTTTTATGGAGCCAGACTTTGCTCATCAGTTAATCCTTTGGCCTCGTGGTCACCAGAAGAGTACGATGATTGCTTATTGGGCAGCTTGGTACCTTATAAATAATCCAGAGTCTACTGTTCTTTATGCTTCGGCAACAAGTAGTCTTGCAGATTCACAGCTTAGTTTTATTAAGAATATTCTTGACAGTGAAGTTGTAAGAAAGTATTGGCCTGAACTTTTAGCTAATGATGAAGGTAAACGTACAATGTGGAGATCTGATGCTATATGCGTAGATCATCCTAAGCGTATGGAAGAAGCAATACGAGATCCCTCTATTAAAGCAATAGGTATGGGAGCTAATATTACTGGCTTTCATGCTGATGTTGTATTACTTGATGACATTGTTGTAAATGAAAATGCACAGACTAAGACTGAGAGAGAGAAGGTTAAAGGATGGTATTCTCTCCTTACTTCTATTCTAAATCCAGGTGGAGTTATTAAAGCAGTAGGAACAAGATATCATCCCGAAGATCTCTATGAAGATCTTATTAGTATGGAAGAAGAGATCTACGATGATGAAGGAGAGGTTATAGATCAGAAAAAGATTTATAATTATTCTATTAAAGTAGTTGAATCAGATAATGAGTTTCTTTGGCCAAGACAAAGACGAAAAGATGGTAAGTGGTTTGGCTTTAATAAAAAAGAACTCTCTCGTATTAAGTCTCAATATTTAGATAAGTCTCAATATTTTGCTCAGTATTATAATGACCCATCTGATCCAATGAACAAGAGAGTTGAGAATTTTAATTATTATGATCGAGAGAAAGTTACTCAATATCAAGGACAATGGAGTATAGGAGATAAAAAACTTAATGTCTTTGCTGCAATTGACTTTGCTGCAACAATGACTAAGAAGAGTGACTATACCGCAATAGTAGTAGTTGGAGTTTCGGCAGATCATAAAGTTTATGTACTAGATATCGCCAGATTTAAAACTGATAAGATCTCAGTTATGGCAGATGAACTTGAACATTTCTATGATAAATGGAAATGGGTAAAGCTAAGAGCCGAATGTAATGCACAGCAGAATCTTGTAGTAGAGCAAATTAAAGATTTTAATAGAAGTCGTGGCATCTACTATTCAATTGATAAAGTTTCTCAAGTTACTAATAAAGAAATCCGTATCATGGCTAATCTTGAACCACGATATGCAGTAGGAGATATTTTACATTATCGTGGAGGTAATTGTCAAATCTTAGAAGATGAGTTAATTGCTACTCGACCACCGCATGATGATGTAAGTGATGCACTAGCATCTGTAGTAGAAATTGCTACTGCACCAAGTAAACGGAATAGAAATTCAGGAAATGTAGTTAATCTTAAATTTCATCCTAAATGGGGTGGAGTTGTATAAAGGTAATTTATGTCTCTATTAGAAGTAGTTGACCCAAGAGAAGATATAGCAGTTATAGTTACAAATGCTTGGTCTCGTCTTAATTTTGAACGTACTAATTGGCTTGATAAAGCTCTTGAGACTAGGCGCTATGTAACTGCAAGTTCTACTTCAGATACAGAAGTAGGTACTCTTGCTTGGTCAAATAAAACAACTATCCCAAAGCTTACACAGATTGCAGATAACCTTAGCTCTTTCTATATGGCTGCTCTTATGCCTTCTGATGATTGGTTTCGTTGGGAAGGTATTGATGCAGAGTCTCATCAGAAAGCAAATCTGATTGAGCAGTATATGCAGACTAAGATTCGGATGGGAAATTTTAGGCAAGAGCTTGAGAAGATTGTTAGGGATTGGGTAATCTATGGTAATGCCTTTGCTGGAGTAAAGTGGGTAAGGGAAGTTACTAAATCTGCTCGAACTGGTGAAGAGATTGTAAATTATATTGGCCCTAAGATTTTTAGAATCTCTCCCCTAGATACAGTTATTGATCCAAGAGCTAAGACTTTTAATAATTCTATTTTTGTTTACCGAAAGATGATGCCTCTTGCTTCCTTTATGAGTAAGTATCCTGAAGCAACTGGACAGATTCAAGAACTAAGAGATCCTGCTACAGATACTATTGACTGGTATAAAGAAACAGGATTTAATATTGATGGATTTACTTCTTTCGGTGAATATCTTAATTCTGGCTATATTGAAATCCTAGAATATTGGGGTGATATCTTTATTAAAGAGACAGGAGAAGTCCTAAAGAATCGCAAGATTGTTATTGCAGATCGTACCTTTATTGTAGAAAATGAAGAGAATCCTGCATGGAGTGGAAAGAAACCTTTTGTGCATAATGGTTGGCGTAAGTTACCAGATAACCTTTATGGACAAGGGCCACTTGATAATCTAGTTGGTATGCAATATCGAGTAGATCATTTAGAGAATCTTAAAGCAGATACTTTTGACCAGACAGTACATCCTATTGTTGAACTACGGGGAGATAACGTAGAAGATTTTGAATGGGGTCCAGGTGCTAAAGTATTTACTGGTGCAGATGGACAACTAATTATCCATCGGCCAGACTCTACTGTTCTTCAAGTTAATAATGAAATTCTTCTTTATCATAACTTCATGGAACAAATGGCAGGAAGTCCTAAAGAGTCAATGGGCTTTCGTACTCCTGGAGAGAAGACTGCTTTTGAAGTTAATATTCTTCAGCAGGGTGCCGATAGAATGTTCCAAGATAAATTGAATAGTTTTGAAGAACATGTTATTGAACCTCTTCTTAATCTTATGTTTGAAATGACTATCCGTAATCTTGATATTACTGATGTAGCAAGAGTTTTTAATGATGATACTCGTGCCTTAGAACTCACTACTATTACACGAGAGGATGTTGTAGCAGATGGTATTCTCCGACCGGTAGGTGCTAAACATTTTGCTGCTAGAAATAAACGAGTACAGGAGATCCAGAATCTCTTGGCGGTATCTGATAATCCAGGTATTGCTCCTCATATCAGCGGGCTTCGTACTGCTAAAGCTCTTGAAGAAGAACTTGGTTTTGAGAAGTATAATCTTGTTGAACAAGATATTGCTATCAAAGAACAGTTTATGACTCAGCTTACAGTACAGCAATTACAGCAAGAGTTTGCACAAGCACCTCCCGCTGAAGGAGAAGCTCCTCCTCCCGAAGAAAACGAAGAAGAGGTTGTATAATGAATTTCAAAAATACATTTATTAAAAGTATCTTTGAAGAAAAAGAATTTAAAGTATTACAAGATGCTATTCTTGCAGATACAGTTATCGTTGATAGTTTACTAAAGATATTTAATAAACGAAAGGAATCTAGAGAGCAAATTAATGTAGATGATCCTAACTGGATAATTAAAAGAGCAATAGCAGATGGACAAGTAAAAGAAATTAATTGGTGGTTGGGTATCTTAAAAACTATAGGAGATCCAGATGGCAGTAGCTAAAAAGAAACCTGTACCGAAGAAACTTCCTACTAATAAAAAACCTAAGAAGAAACCTTTCTTTGGATCTAAAGAACTTACTGCAACAAAAAAGAAACGTAAAAAACTATTGGCAGACTTGGTTAAAGAACTAGGCATCTAAAGGAGAATAAAGAACTATGAGTGAAGAGACTGTGACATCAGTCCTTGGAGAAGATCTTAATAACACTTCTGGTGACAGCCAGAATAACGAACAGACTAATCAAACATTAGCCGACCAAGCTAGTGAAAAAGATTATCTGTCAGAAATTGTTGGTGAAGATAAGAAGTATTCTTCTATTGAGGAAGCAGCGAAAGCTCTGGCAAAGAAAGCATCTCATGCAGACAGTTTTATTGAAACTTTGAAGCAAGAGAAACTTGAACTAGAGCAGAAGGCAACTCAAGGTAAAACAGTAGAAGATATTCTTACTGCTATCAATAATGAAGAAAAAGAAAAAGTAGTTGTCCAAGAGGAGATAAGTCCTCAAGGATTTACTACAGAGCAACTTGAAGAGTGGTATATTGCGAGAGAACAGAAGAGTAAAACGGATAAAGAAACTGGCGAACAGGTTGCGTTGATTAAGACTAATCAGCAAAAAGCCTGGGATCTTCTAAGTAAACCTGAAGCATTTGGCTCTATTGAGAATGCTAAACTAGCTATTAGTAAATACATCGGAGATGATAATTCTCGTGCAGATATTATTAATAAGCTAGGTGGTTATGATCCTGCTGGACTTTCTACTTTTCTCAAAGCAAATACTACAGCAACTAACGTATCTTTCTCAGATGATGATGGTGCTATCAGTATGCCCATTACACAATCTACAGGTAAACTTACTTGGGATAAAGTTAAAGCCGCTGAGAAAGAAAACCCCAAACTAAAAAAAGATCGAAAATGGCAAGCTTTTGTTAGTGCCAATCTCGAACTTTAAGGAGTACTAAAAGATGGCAATTGATACTACTGTAGGTGCAAATCTAATTCGGGATGATGTCTGGTCAAAACGAATCCAAGAAGAACTGCAAGAAGCTCTTATAGCTCAGACTATCATGGAATTCATTACTGATTTCCCTGATGGTGATGAACTGCATCTTCCTAAACTCGGTTCGCTGACTACTCGTGATTATACCGAAGGTGATGCGATTACTGTTGATGATCCTACTGTCAATGAGTTCTTGCTGACTATTGATAAGTATGTCCAGACTGGTATTGCGATTACCGATAAGATGCGTCAAGATACTTTCTATATGGAAGTGTTGAATACTAAGTTTCCTGAGCAGATGATGCGTGCTATTCAGGAACGTCTAGAGAATGATATCTTCCTACTGCATAAAAGTCAGACCAGCAATGATGCTAATACTATTAATGGTCAGGCTCATCGTTATGTAGGAACGGGTACTTCTAATGTTATTACTCTTGCAGATATTGCGCAGGCTAAATTAAGTCTGGATAAAGCCAATGTTTCTAAGAGTGGTCGTAAGGCATTTGTTGATCCGACTGTTGCTTATCAGCTTGTTAATATTGATAATGTTATTCGTCAAGATGTTTACGGAGCCAATAGTGCTTTGAAAGAAGGCTTTGGTACGACTCAATCTCTTGGTACTTATCTTGGCTTTGACTTCTATGAGTCTAATATGCTGGACGAAGCTACTGCTCTTAATCATGTAACTGGTGGTTCTCTGAAAGCTAATCTGTTTATCGGGGAAGAAGCATTCATTGGGGCTATGCGCCTTAATCCTGAGATTGAGAAGAGTCGTGATTGGGAACGTAAACGGGATGTATACCATGCTACCTCTCGTTATGGCTTGGGTCTGTATCGTGCTGAGTCTCTCGTTACTGTCTTGACTGCATAAGAAAGGAGATACTAATGGCATATACTCCTAAGACAATTCATAGTGGTAATGTATCTGGTGGGTATTCTACAAAGGATGCTCAGGCTCTTGCTACCGTACTAGAAGGTATTGATACTGCTGTAGAAGCTGCTGGTGATGTTACTGCTGCCGCTTCTGCAACTGCTGCTACTCTTACTGGATCACTTACAGGTACGAATGACAATGCTTTAAATGATATCACGTATAACGGTACTTGGAGTGATGCACAGGCAACAGAAATTGATGCCAACTTCAAGGAAGTTCAGGATGAGATTAATAAACTCATTACTGATGTTGGACTTATTCGTACTGCTGTCAATGCTCTTATTACAGCATTGGCTTAATATTTAAGGAGATATACTAAATGGCTATTCAAACTATTACTACTTCTGTAGCTGCTGCTGAAAATCGTGGTGGTGGTGTTGCTGCATATTTTGAGGAAAATACTTCTTTTGTAGCTAATACCTCGATTGAAAGTCGCTACTTTCTGGCACCTGTATCTGGCAAGTTAGTTGCCGGTGCAGTACAAGGTTCCGTAACTTCGGATGGAACTAAGACTTATACTTTTGAAGTAACGAATGTCACGACCTCTAAGACAATGGTTGCTGCTACCTTGCTTGATGATGCCCCGGTACTTACTGCTGGTACTCAGGTAGCTCTTGTCCCCAGTACTACTGCTGCTGATATTGCAGTAACAAAAGGTGACTTTATTAAAGTTGACTTTACTGGTGGCACTGGTTCTGGTCTTTCTGCTGTACTGTTGACCTTCGAAGGTTAATTTAAGAGGGGGATAGAAATATCCCCCTTTATTTCCATGTTTCGTAGAATAAGCTAGGAGTATTATGTCAATAAAACATTCAGTCCTTACAGGTGCATCCCTACATGAACCTAAAGGTGTAGCTGCCGCTGCTGCTGGTCAAACTTATGTAGCAGATGGGACAGGTGGTGGGGCACAAAAAACTATTGCTACAGATGCAAATGCTACGATTACTACTATGGAACCAAGAGGTGTAGCTGCTGCTAGTGAATTTGATATCTATCAAGCAGATGGGGCTAGTGGTGGTAGTTGGCTAAGCCCTGGAGAAATTATTGAGCGAACTTATGGATATATAGCTCTTGATACTCCTGGAGAAACTTTTGTAATTGGAGCTGGGGAAGTTGATATAGATGTACCATTCTCACTTACATATGAATCTATTCTCTTCTCAAGTAACTTAGCCTTTAATGTAACTACTGGTGTTATAACTTTTTCAGGAGACCAGACAGTAATAATTCATACAGTAGTTCAAATGAGTCATGCACTTACTACTGGTGTAAATGCCACTTTAAAAATCTCATTACAAAAAAGTACAAATGGTGGTTCAACGTGGGTAACACAAGATCAATCACTATCTGCTAGAAAATTTCCGGGAGCAGATCTAGGAAATATGACGCTTAATTCTATAATTAGTCTAACTACTGATGATCAGATTCGTTTCATTAGAAATTGTGATACTGCCTCTACTTTTACCGCAACTAACGTCAATATGAGTATGACAGGTGCAGCCTAATGGCAAAACTAACTGCATTACAATTTATCCAGCGAGCTATGTCAGTAATTGATTCTGATAATGTTACAGATATTTCTGAAACAGTCGAATCAGAACAGATGAAATTACTACTCGATACTGTTTATGATAAATTACTAAATGACTTTCCTTGGTTTCATCTTGTAGATTATGGAACTCTAGAAGCCACTTCTACAAATCATATTATGGCTATCCCAAGTAATATCCTCTTACTTGAAGAACTCCGATATAATAAAAAGAGTATAACTTTTATTGAACCTTCGGAGATGATTATAATCTTAGATGGACGAGATACTACTCTTTCTATTGTAGATAGTAATGGGGCTTTGAATAATCGTGATCCCCAATACTGGACTAGTGAAGATGATAAGAATATTATCTTTGATAGTTATGATGGGTCACTTGCTCCGAGTCTTACAAAGGTTAGGTTTATAAGAAAGCCAGTAGTACTTAGTAGTAACTTAGATATTCCTGATCTTCCTGAGTATCTTCATTCGGTACTTTTAGATGCTCTCTTTGAAGAAGCATTCAGGACTTTAAAGGGAGATGCACAGACAGCACAGATATACCAACGCAAATATATCTCTGGTCTTGGTAAGGCTAAAAGGTGGGCGAGAACTTTAAATAAAAAAGAATCTACTTTTGGATCTTCCTATGGACGTAGAAATGGAACGGTTCTTCGTGGATCTGATATCTCAAGCAGATGTGTTATTGAAGGGAGTTAATTTTGGAGATTGAATACCCAATTATTAAAACTAGTAATACTGGTCTTATAGTGCAGATGAGTAAAGGAAGACAACTTCCTGGAGTATTCCTTAGTTATCTTGATGCAGAAAGAGCTATTGCTAAAGTAGAAAATAAACAAGCCGAAGTAAATGAATTACGAGCCAACTCTAAAAAGAATAAATAATTATGGCAATTAAAAAACAAGCTATTACATATTTTAATTTTAGTGGTGGACTTAATACAGAGTCTAGCCCTCTTAATACAAAGCCGGGGGATGCTGATGATATTCTGAATACGGAACTCGGCCTTGATGGTTCTATTACACGAAGGCGTGGAGTAGATTTTATTGCAGAGAAAGATGCTGGTGGTTTCTATGAAACTAATATAGAAGATTTAACTGCTGTCTTTGGTACTTATGCTGATGCTGTTCCTGCTGCTACTCCTTTTAATGCCCGTTCTTCTGATGGTAGGCTTCTTCGTTATACTATTCTTATAGTAAGTCAAACAGTATATATTTATTCTTATGATGTATTCTCAGATCTAAGTGAAGTATCTTCTCCGGTACAAACTATAGATATTTCTTCAGGATCAAATATAAAAAGTAATCATTATAAAACTAGATTTGTTGTTAATGCTAATCGAATTTATTTACTAAATAAGTTTATAGAGTTTAGTTATCTTGAGTTTGATACAGATACAAATTCTTTTACTTTTAATACTTCTAGTATATTTGTTAGGAATCTTTATGGTAATCCAGATCCTGATACTCATAGAAATCATCATGATAAAAGTTATGGTTGTATAAAGAGTCATAGTTCTTCTTCTACTACTGAACCAGGAATAGGGATAGATTGGGAAGACTATTGGGTTCTTGATGGATCTTCTGATCCTAATTATAATGATTGGAACTCCAATCTTCAAACAGAGAAAAGTAATATAGTATCTTTAAATAAAAAATTATTTGGTTTAGAGGATAGTAATATCACTAAACCAAGAAATTATGCAGCAACTTTTTCTGCTGGTAGACTATGGCTTTCAGGAATAGAAGCAGCTCCTAATACGGTATATTTTTCACAGACAATTGTAGAAGATAAACATCATAATCGGATGTATCAATTTGCAGATCCCTTGAATAGATATGATTCTGCTGTTGTAGATACAGATGGTGGTACAGTTATAATTACTGGGGCAGAATCTATTGTAGCACTTGCTCCTTTTACGAATGGTGTACTTATCCTTGCTACTAATGGAATATGGTTTATTAGTAGTATCGAGGGATTTAAAACTACTGACTTTTCCGTAGATAAATTATCTAGTGAAGGTATAGCAGGAGAAGATGCTTATGCCTTAGTAGAAGATAAAGTAGTTTACTTTGGAGATGCTGGTATTTTTATAATAACTGTCTCTGAAGTATCTCCATTACCATCAATACAAAGTATTGATACTAAGATCAAAACTTTTTATCAGGGCATTCCTGTTGCTCAGAAGCAATCAGGTAAAGCCTCATATAATAGAGCAGAGAAAAAATTATACTTCTTTACTAACTTTGAATCTCAAGAATGGATTACAGACCAGAATCCTAATAAACAAAATACACATGCTAGAGATATGCTTGTATTTAATACTCAGTTAGGTGCTTGGTATAAACATTCTCTTTTAGATGATTTAGTAGGGACTGCGGTATCTATTGGAGATGTATTTAATGTTCTTGGTGGAGATGTTATTCCTACACAAGTAGTAGATGAATCAGATGTTGATATAGTAGATGAGTCTGATGAACTTGTATTTGCAACTCGATCTATATTAGCTGATAAGTCAATTTCAACTACTCTTGTACTTATGAAACAAAATGGAGATGGAGTTGATTTTTCATTCGGACAATTAGTTGGTAGTAGTTTAACTGATTTCTCTTTAAATATAATAGATGAAACTTCTTATGATAGTTATATTACTTCTTCTCAACAAATCTTAGGAGATGTAATTCATAAGAAACAAGTCCCATATATTACTACAATCTTTGATAGAGTAGAATCTGGTACTATTGATGATGAAACAGGAGAAGACATTACTCCTGGTGGATGTTTAATGAGTATTAGTTATGACTTTGCTATCACTACTGCTGCTGCTAAGTTTGGAACTCCAAGACAAGTATATCTTCCTCATAGATGGACTACTTCTTATTTTAATGGGCAAGATCCTGGTATTGAAGTAGTGAGGAATAAGCATAAAGTTCGTGGAAGAGGTAGTGCTTTTCAAATTAAGTTTGCTAATGATGAGGATAAAGATTTTAAACTCTATGGTTTCCAAGTAGAACTTACAGCATCGAGGCGGGTATAGTGATAAGCAAACTTATAGTTCAACACAGGCTTGATGGAGTTTTATACGGTCAATCTGAATTTCAAATCTGTGGAAGTGTGGCAGAAGTACATAATGATATGTTTAAATTTAGTGCAAATATTTATAGAGATTTATTACTTGATGTCGAAAATATAAAACAACTATTAAGATTAAATGGAATTTCTAAGTTAAGAGTAGTTGGAGATGCTAACGATTTACGAATAAAAAAATATTGGAAACTTATGGGTTTTCTTAATCCAATTTCTTTAGAAGTTAAAGGTAAGAGTATCCATTATGCAGAAATGGAGATTTAATTATGGGCTTAGAGATTGGTGCAATTATTGGTATTATCTCTGCAACTGCTGCTGTAGGTACTGGAGTAGCAACAACAGTTGCAGCAGGAAAACAACGTAGAGCACAAGAAAAGCAAGCTAAACTACAAGCTAGACTTGCTCAAGCAAAAGCTAGAAGAGCTGCTAGAATTAAACGAGCACAGATTACTGCTGGTGCTGGACAAGCTGGCATTGGAGGAACTATTATAGAAGCTCCCCTACTTGCAGCAACTACTACTGCCGCAGCTCAAGAAGAACTTATTGGTCGGCAGAGAGATATACAAATAGAACAGTTTGGTATCCAAGAGAGACAGACAAGAGCAGCAGCAGGAGCACAGATTGCTGGTGCCTTGGGAAGTTTTACAGAAAGTGCTGCTGGATTATTCCCTGAAACTACCTCTGCTACAGATGAGGGAGAAGTATAGCTATGCCGAATGGTAATGAAGTTACAAGACAAAAAGGTGCAAGAATTAAGATTGCTCCTGGTGAGGCATTACAAGCTCCAGGTGTAGCGATTACTCCTGCTAGGATTCTCCCCTCTCCTATTGCTACTCTTGCAGAAAGTATTAAACCTTTCTTTGCTAAAGGTGCCGAAGTAAAAACTGGACGTAACATTATTCTAAGTAGTATTGAAGGTTTTGAAGCAGATGTTGCAAGACTCAATGAAGAAGGTCAACTTGATGAAGTTTCTCTAAAAGCTCTTACTGCACAGCATCAATCTGCTATGACTAAACAACTTCTAAGAGGTGGAGTAGATCCTCAATACTATTCCGGTGCGAGAGAACAATTTCGATTTGCTACAGAAAGTAATCAATTCTTTCAAGTTGAGAAGGATGGAGATTTTACTACTACATATAATGCAATTTCTGGTGCAACTCAGACTACGTTTAAAACTTTAGAGAGAGCACAAGCAAGTTTACAAGAAAATATAGTAGGTCTTATTCCACCTACTATCCTTCAAAAAACTATTGATATGCCAGAGCAAGAAGTAGAAGCATTCTTAAGACCATATATGGCTAATGCTACAAAAGAATACCAGAATGTTGTTCAAGTAAAACAAGAACTGTCTTCGGTAACTGCTGTTAATGATCTTGCCGAGCAGAAACAAGAGAATAAACAAAACTTGACAGCAGGTATTTATAATAATATGTTTAATACTAAACTTTCTAGTATGAATCTTTTTAAAGATACTCTTGTAATAGATATGCGTTCTGGTAAAATTACTCCAGATGAAGCTGCCGCTATGATGGGAGATTGGTTTACTAATCTTAGACAAGATCCTGATCTGAATGAAGCTCTTGCAGATGAAATGGGCAGAGATCCTCAAGCATTCTTTAAAGAGATGGACTCTCTTCAGAAGGATATGGTTAGTATTATTACTTCACTAGATCCTCAGAAAGAATTAACTAGAGAAGTAATGGGTAAAGAACTTGCTCTCCGAAATATGAAAGCAGATGTAATGCTTAGTATGCCTGAAAGGGCAAGGAATCAACTTCTTGTTTCTACAAATATGCAATCTCTTGTCATGTCTAACTTCTATATGAAGTCTAGCTTTGCAAAAGATATTCCTGCTATTGCTTATATGTCTCTTATTCAGAATGATGAGATTAT